TGTTCGGTATTGCTGGTCCATATGTCTAACTTCATAGTTAATTTATACGGTGCCGGCATTAAACGTTCTACAGTGTAGATACTGTCTTGAGTTGTTTCGTATGTTTGTTGTGCAGTGTTGTAATTTCTTTCACGAACACGCATTACACCTTCGTGGTATGGGTTTTGTACACGATCACGATCATATGTCAGTGCAGATATGTATGTTGCCATTGATGGAACAGCGTTTAAACTGTTTTCACTGTTGTTACGCAGTATCATTGCAGCTTGGCGGCTCATATCTCCGTAGAATACTGGCACAGTTTGTAATGTACGATTACCATCTGTGTCCTTACCAAATTCAACTTGAAAGTTTGAAACCATGCGAATAAATTGCGTAACAAATCTTCGAAGTTGTCCGTCATATGAAAACTGTACTGGCATTAATTATCCGCCCTGGGTGTTAAAATCTTGCTCAATGGTTGTAGTTCGTTGTGAACATTACCTTGGCTATCTGTATATGTGTTACTGTTATTTACATAACCGCTACGTTGTGTCTTATTATTTACAGCACCCGGAGTTAAGTTAGTGCGTACATTGTCTTCGATCTTAGACCAGCGATTGTTTGTGTATCTAAATAGACGGTTTGGCAAGTAATCCAAACGCAAGAAATAGTCGCCTTCGTGTGGACTGGGAGGAAATGCAATGCCGGATCCAGTAATTAACCCGTTTGGCGCAGTGCCGTCGCCTGTTAAGTAACCCTGTATCTTGCTCAATGGACTAGCAGCACCTACGTCTGTTGCAATACCAGCATTGTCGGCAGTAATAGAACTAGAATCTGCGGTAATCGGTTGTCCTACAGGCTCTGTTCCATCTGTAATAGTTGGCATTGTATAGAACGGACTAGTGTCGTAGCCGCTAAGTGGAACGTCGATTTCGGCCTGTGCAACCACAGCAGCATTAATGTCTAAGAATTTTCCTAATGTACTCACTATTTGTCCAATTGGAGTATCGGGTGTACCGTCACCGTTGGTATCAACTTTGATTTTATCAAGTATGTCTTTGTATTCCTGGCTATCTACTAGCGGATTCAATTTAACACGCCATAAGTGTGGCCACCACGTTGGACTAAAACCCTCTGATGCAAAGCTGGTATCGGCTACTACGTAATATCTCTTAAGGGCAACAGGCAAATCACTATCTAGTGCATCGTAATCTTTCAAGTGCTGTAGTTCTAGTACATCACCGGACATGAGTTTACGACCAATTAAGTCAACCATGTCTCGCAAATGGAATACCATAAAAATAGTTCCTGTTTGCAAAAATAATCCAAATTGACTTAGGTCAAAATCTTGGTCGGATCTTTGGTAAATGCCCCGCATTTTATAAACGTCAGCATCGTATTTGCGATCTCTGTTTTCAACCCATAACAAATCTTGAATGTTTAACTCGCTTTGATTTGTGTAATCGGGCTGTGTTGGATCTGTGCTGCCCGTTTGTTGGATTGGCCCAAGGTATTTGTTTAATAATACGCCAGTTCCGCCAATGGTAAACATCTCGCTAATTCTGCGATCTATAAACTTATAATCGTTACTGTGACGTCCGTCTTTCCAAAGACTTAATCTTGCCATGTGTAGTCCCCAATGCAGTATTTATGGTTTGCAGTTTAATCCGTTTTATGTATAATGCGGCATGACATCTCAAATAATGCAACATCATTCAAATGTAAAAGCCAAAGTAGACGAATGTTTTAAAGCATTATCTGCTATAACTGACATTAGGATTAAGAGCGATCTTTGGAAATTCTACCGGGTAGTGTCTCGCTGCTGGATTGAGTTAGACAATGAAGTGATTGTGTGCAGGGCACGTTGCAAATTTACAACAACTTATCAAGATCTTGAGAAAAAGTTATACGAAAGTATTACAGTTTTTGAGCAACACTCAATTCTTGCGTATCTAATACACGCCTAATCAAAACTGTGCTATACTACGTGCATGAATACACAAGTACACTTCCGCAGCAAAGTTAAACGTGAATTTATCCAACAAGTGATTGAGATTCTTGCAAAAGAACTCAAGTTGGATAAACGTAACTTTGATCTCGATGTTTGCGTTCGCCCGGGGCTTGCTAAAAACGGTGGGTACAATGGTGCAGCTCAACCACACGAAGATGGCGGCTATGTGATGTTTGTGGATTCGGCACTCAGCGCAAATAAGATGGTTGAAGTGATTGCACATGAAATGGTGCATGTAAAACAGTTTGTGCTCGGTCAACTCCGCATCGAAACAGATGAGTACGGATTTGCTACTTACTACTGGCTTGGTAAGAAAAACACAGACAAGTATTTTGATCGCCCATGGGAAATTGACGCTTGGGCAAAAGAACGCTTGCTCTCAATTGCAGTTGAGCGTAAACTCTGGGGCAACCCAACATTCGAACAGGCATAACTATGTATAAGATTTACTGGACAGCAAAAAACGGAGAAGTGATGAGTTTGTTTAAAACCGAACTCAAAGAAGCCCTGGACTACTCACGTTATGCACGTGAGTCCGGTGGCACCTTTGTTTGCATGGTCAGTGAAAATCCAAACTCAGTTGGTAAATCGGGTGTGGACGAAATCAAAGAAGGTGTACTACCCGATGGTAATGAGTACTCGTGGAAGAAGCGTCGACTATGAGAGCATGGTACGAACGTTGGCAAGCCCGTCGAGCATTTAAACATCTGCGGCACTTCTATGACTTAAATAGGCATAAGTTTGACGCGACTCAAAATGCGTATACTGTCCTAACATTGGATCAGGTACGCAGCGTTATGTATAAAGATTGGAACCATAAATGGCAACAGTAGCCGGTATTAAAATTAAAACCAAAGCACCCCGTGAAAAGCGGGTTGCCTTCGCTGACGAAAAGTACACTGGCGGAGAACCACAGTGGGACACTGAGGAAGCATTGAAGTTTGATGATGCTACATTTGACAATCGATTGCGCCGCAGCTTTTACTACTACAACTATCATTACAGTCAAAAGGATTGCAAGAAACATGTAGTAGCATGGGCACAAAAGCCTGAGAACGGTTTTAGCAAAGACGACATTAAAGCGTTTGTACGCAGTAGCGACCGTGCATTAAGTATGACTGCATGTAGTTTAATAATGGCACACGGTGTCGGAATGCCGTTAAAACCGCGGCATATTGAATTCCTTAAGGAATCTATTACTGTTGCTATAGAATCAGCTGAGCCGGAAGTTGTTGAGACTGTGACTGGAGATGCACCTAAAGCATACGTGCCAACTATCCAGGATCGCCTTAACGAAAAGACCAGCGAAATTATCGGCGAACTTGAAGGTATCTACGATGATATTGCAACAGGAGTAAAGAATCCTACCAAGCTCTACGAGTTTTTGGTTGCTAACAATGTGGTGCAAAGCCAGTTAGGAAAGTATGAAGGACTATACCGCAAGCGGAAGGACGAACTACTACTCGCACAGAGCAAAAAGGACGAGCAGGTTAAAGAAGGCTACAGCCATCTTAAAGCAGCTGACTTCAAACGAATCATTGGGTGGATCGACGACCTCCTCTCAGCCGTGGATCAGTACCGCGGTGTTAAAAAGGCTACAAAGAAGGCTCGAGTTAAAAAGGCTCCCAGCAAAGAAAAGTTGGTGGCAAAACTCAAGTATGCAAAAACTGATCCAGGGCTTAAAATTGTCTCGATTAATCCTGCAGACATTATTGGGGCCGGTGAACTCTGGGTCTACAACACTAAGACTCGAAAGCTGGGAAAGTATGTGGCAGCAGCATATAAGCAGCTCAGCATCAAAGGTACTAGCATTGAAGGCTTCGACACAGACAAGTCAACAAGTAAAACTCTACGTAAACCGGACGAGAAGCTGAAAGAGTTTGCTAAAGCAGGTAAAATCCAGTTACGCAAGTTCCTGGATGACATCAAAGCAACTGAGACTAAATTAAATGGCCGTATCAACGAAGACGTTGTTCTACTTAGAACCGCCTAACGTACAACCGCAGTTTGTTGACAGGCTTCTTCGTGAAATAGCCTGGATTGAAAACAGAATAAAACTGTTGTCAGACACCAAACTACCTAGAAAGCCCAGGGCAATTAGGGAAATAACTCAGCTCAAGTACGACCTACGCCATAGGGAACTTGAGTTAACCCTCAAAGGCCCTGAATGGGCCAAGTATGAGAAATATGGAATATGGGAAGCCCTGACTAGGTAAGTACTGTATCTGGTAATAAATACTAGATATAGGAATAGTTATGGCCACCCCTTACCCAAATACCCCAACTCCAGAAGCTGGATTCGATGCACACAATAATATCCAAGCTGCTAGCTTGTTCAATCCAGCCACTGGATCTGGAGCAGGGCAGATTGCATTTGATGGCAGCGTATTAACTTCTTCAGATGCCCAACGTGCAGCAATTACAGACTACGTGCGTATGCGCTTAGGTGATGGCATTGTAGACGTTGAATTAGAAAAAGAGCATTACGAAATGGCTATTAATCAAGCCTTGATTAAGTATCGTCAACGTGCTGCAAACAGTGTCGAAGAAAGTTATGCACACTTACAGCTTCTACCGGAAACACAAGAATACATACTACCAAAAGAAGTGCAAACTGTACGTGCTATTTTCCGTAGAGGTATTGGTAGTGTAACAGGAACTACAGCTAGCCAATTTGAACCCTTTGCAAGCGGATACCTAAACACTTATATGCTAACAGCAGGGCGTGTTGGCGGCTTAACTAACTACGAATTGTTTGTCGATTATCAAAAGCTAGCTATGCGTATGTTTGGCGGCTTTATGAACTATACGTTTAACCCAGTTACTAAGAAGTTGACTATTGTACGTAAGATGCCTAACCAAGGTATTAACCCGCCACTAGATCAGCAAGAAAGCGTGTTGCTTTGGATATTCAACACCAAGCCAGATCAAATGATCTTTAGTGACCCGCAGATTTTCCCTTGGTTACAGGAGTATGCCTACAGTTTCTCTAAGATGTTATTAGGACAAGCCTATAGTAAGTTTAGTCAAATTGCAGGCCCCCAAGGCGGAGCAAGTTTAAACGGTGCTAGTATGGTATCTGAAGCAAAAGAAGAACTGCTTAAACTCGAAGAAGACCTTAAGACCTACGTAGATGGCAGTCAACCGTTGACTTGGATTACTGGCTAATGCGAGCAAGTGAATTTATTACAGAAGCCCCGTTAACTGATTACGTTCCGCTTGGAAATTTTGACAAGCCTGGCCCGTTTAGAAGTGCAGTTGACAAGAAGCTAGTTATGCACCCAACTGCTCAGTTAAAGACTGCAAAGTTCTTTGAGAAAACACCATACGACTTTCGCTTGTTTTTCTCTAACATTCCGGGAACAGGAAAAAGTGCAGAACTAGGTGCAGTTAATCATGAGCAAGTTCGTAACGTACTCGGAGATGCTGCCGAACAAGTTATTGCTGGTAGTGAAGATGCTATTA